TTATCTGTTGATGGTTAAATACAACCCTCGTAGGTACACCCTTGAGACCAAGACCAAAGACCCTCCACATGTTGGTGTCCTTTTCCCTTAACTTCTCAATCTCATTTATTTGAACCTTCGATAGGAATGGATTATCCTTGTATGTTACAATGGTGTAAAATACATCATCTCTTTTTTCAAGTTCATATATCCATGAGTTCCACAATGATGGGTTTAAATCCAATACCACTCTGTCTGATGTTCTCAAGATAAGTTGGATGAACTCTTCCTCTGACAGTTCTGTTGATTCGTTGATGAACAGGTAGTCTCGTTTTCTACCACGTAGTTTTGTCTCATCGTCTACAGAGAACCATTCTATCATGTTTGTACCGAGTTCATAGTAACCATCCACGGAATGCCATTTATCGGGGTCATAGACATTGAACTTAATCAGGATTTCTTTCAGGTCACGAAGGACCGAACCCTTCAACGCAGGTAACGTTTTTCTGACCACAGAGAGAGTTTTGTTATCCTCCTGTAGTAATTTGTATACCCAATAGATTAGGATGTTGTAGGTCTTGGAAGCTCTCGAACTTCCTTGGAATACACAAATCCTTTTATCTGTTGTTATAAGGTCTTCAAAAACTCTTGTGGTTTGGATTTTCATCCCTGTCCCCTATATTTTTTTTTGTAGTTACGTGATGACTTATGATTGGAGGATTTGGTTTTTGAATGAACACCAGTTCTTGAGATTTTTGATTTAACAATCTTGGTGGATACCGAATTACTCTTCTTCATTATTCTACGTCATCTACAGTTCCTCTAATAATCTCCACTTGGATTTTATTATCTGAGGTTAGTTTATCCCCTTGGGTTGTAACGTCAAGTGATTTTTCATCTCTCCAATGGTCTTTGAATTTGTTTTTCACTATGATGGTCCATAGACGTGAATTGAAGGATTTACCCCCATCGGTAGACATCGATTCGTGTGCAAGATTATACCACCATTCTTCACAGTGTTTTTGGTATTCATTGAACGCTTCTAAATACTTTACATTTCTCTTTAATAAGTTCCTGTGACTCTCCCATGAAATACCTAAGGTCTGTAGGAATCTTGTGATGTGGTGACCGTTTCTCCCTGCGTCTATAATGATTTTATACCACTCAGGGTCCATTGTATATTCCAATCTTGGTCTACCACCTTTGTTAGGTGAATTTTGATTTCCCATGTTGTTATGATTTATATTGTTGATGTGCTTGGGTGATGTAATATATCGCGTTATCCAAGGTAGGTTTTACCTTTTGATTTGGATATAAACTCATGTACACCTTTATTATGTCTTCTTTATCAAAATCTGTATATTCTTCCACAGTTTTTTTACTGATGATTTCTAAATACATATCTGACGCTAATTTCAGATGGTCATTTGACTTTAAGTTATTTAACGGTTTTGGTTTTTTACCACAATTGCATCCCATAATTTTACGTTTTGTATACTCATAAATATACGAATAAACCTATGAGAATAAAGAAAAAACCCCCACCTTTTGGGTGAGGGTCTTGAGTAGGTAGTTACAGAATCACAACAAACAACCTACCTACCATTATCTTCTACAAAGTCCATTGATAGTTCATTATCAACGAAGTATTCAAACTCTTCTTTTATACTGTCTTCATCGGGGATAATTCCATAAACAGGATGTTCACGCCAATAGATTGGTTGAATAATATACCTTCCAACTTGATAGGTTTGGAACCCTACACGAGTGTTATCCAACTTGATAAGGAGTTGTTCTAAGGTCAAAAGTTCTTCTTGTGTCATGTCTTTTTTTTTAGATGATATTCTCCAACGTTTCTTTCAGTGACTGTGGTAATTCATACTCCCACATCATATCCCTTACCGATTCGAATTTACGGATAGGTATTGGTGATTGTGGGTCAGTCCATACAATCTTACCGTCCTTCTTGTAAATCCTATGGATACCTATACCCATACCATACCAATCCAATCTCAAAACCACTTGAGTGATTTGTCCTTGTTCATTCTGAATAATGTTCTGTCCGAGAATCTTCGGTTCTTTGAATTTAACTGTTATCGTTTTCATGGTCTTGTTTTTTTAGTGGGTCAAAGATACATCAAAGTTTTGGATTACACAAACACCCATTGGAAATAACTTCTGATTCAGATATAAATCGTGAACACAATTCCCCTTCATCATCAAAGAACAGAAAATAATCTTTCCCTTGTGGTTCTTCATAGTATTGGTTCATAATTTTCAAGACCAAGTCCGTGTTCGGCATACATCCATATTTCACAAATACAACCTTAACTATAAGGTCAATAATATCGGTGGGTTTTTCAATTTTGACTGATTCAATTGTTTCTTTAGGGATTGTTTCGTTTTCCATGTGTGTTTATTTTAGTGGGTCAAAGATACATCAAAGATTTGGATTACACAACTGTGTGATAAGGACTTTTCAACAATTCTTTGAGGTCTCCTTCATAAACTTCAAATGGATAACCTACCATTTCAATCAATTCTTCAACTGATTCACAGTTCTCAAGGTCATCAGGATTTAAACTATCCTCATCATCTTCATCATACATCCCGTCAAGATATTCAAATCTTCCTGATTCAAGTGCTTCATCAACAGAACCCCAAGAATAAACTCGGTCAATTCCGTCATTCATATATCCTTCAATTACTATTGTATTGTTTTCCATGTCTGTGTATTATTCTTCGTCTTCGGTTTCAAATTCAATGTTAATTGAATAACCACCATCAACTCGTTCCATCTCAACTTCGTCATACAATTCTGTCATAAAATTCCAAAGGAGGTCTGCTTTTTCAGATTGAGTTAGGTTGGGGGTTATATTAAATGTTTTCATGTCTGTCTGTCTGTTTTTAAGTTAGGGTTCAAAGGTATTCTAAAGTTTTGGATTACACAAGTTTTATTTCACGAATCTTAAACCAAGTTCCACGGTTCAAATTACAGTTTAGAACCACAGAGACCTTGATGGTCTTATCCTTGGTTTTGTAGTTGAACCAAGAGACACCGTCTTCACTCTCAATGTATGATTTTGAGATACGTCCCAAGTCAGTTCCCTCTTTGATAACCTTTTTCAAAACCACCATGATTTTGTCTTTGAAAATCTCTCTACCACCTTCTTCAAAGGTTTGGATGAGACTCCACGTATTGTGAACCTTGAATGAGGTTCCCGTCTTTTTTAATAGTGTTTCCATAGTTCTACAAAGTAAGGTGTTTTAAACGAGACCACCAAACGTTTTGTAAGATTTTTTTAGTCTTGATATTCTACAGGGATTTTGTCTACAGGTAGGAAAGTCCAATCGTAATCTTCAATCTCCACACCATTGGGGTCGAAGTAACCGTCGAGGTCATCGTTATACTTGAGGAATACAAACTCACCGTTGTCATCTTCAATGACAGGAACCTGTAAGGTCTTAACGATACTCTCTTCTTTGGTTTGAGAATCGTAGGTCCATATCTGACCACCGTCACCACCTTCGTATTGTACTTCAACTTTCCAATCAACGTCTTGGTACAAATCCGTTAGGACATCCAACCATTGTAATGGTTCACACCAAGGACTTATAAATTCAAACTCGAGTGTGTCTGACTCATCAGTGTTGATACTCAAGCCACTTCCATTCCACTTACAACCCCAATTACGGACGTTCCAATTATACCAATCAACTGATTTGTATTTGATGAACCGTTCTTTGAGAAGGTTAAATTTCTCCTCGGTCACAACGTTACCTTCAGGTAGTTCTTTCATTAATTCGTTGTAGTCAAGTTTGTCGGGTGACTTATCAAAGTAATCCTGACACTTCATTTCATCGTAACCTGATTCGGTATTTTCAAGTTCTTCAGGTTTCGGAATAAGAATTCCGAAGTCGATGATTGTTTCACCATCTTCAACAGTGAAGATAGATTGTTTGATTTTCTCAAGGGTTTCTTGTGACCCTTTGATGGTTACGATGTTTGTTGTCCAGTTTGGCATGATTCCTATTGTGTTTGTTTAAAAGTTTCTACAAAGTAAGGTGTTTTGAACGAGACCACCAAACGTTTTGTAAATTATTTTTTCAGGAGTCCCATCATGTAGTCATGAAATTCTTCTTCGTTGAGTATCATGTGATGTGTTCCATAATCATCTACACGGTCCAAGACAAACCCAAACTTTTTGAAGAACCTAATTTGGTCTTCGAGAGGTGTATCTTGTCGATTTTCACCCCAACCTACAGCTCCTGTACATTCCAAAACAACCTTTGGAAAATCTCCAGTGGTGAAACGATGATGTACCACACCAAACAAAACCATCTTCATTAGTGTGGTTCCCAAACCAACACCGTGGTTTTCAGGTAATATCCACACACGAGTGATGTCAAGGGATTTAGCTCTACTCTTAACCCTGATATGACTTCCGTCAGGTGTATAAAAGGTCGTACATTCACTGTTGTAACTGAAATTTGGAACACTTGTGACAATCGGTTGTGAGTTAAGTTCACAGTAAGTTAGAAATTCCACGGGGAATAACCCAGGGTGTTTACCCTCCATGATTTCAATCAAGTAGTTCTTGACAGTTTTGTAAATCTCGTTTTGAGGGTAGTCCTTAAACGGGACCGACTTCATGTGTTTGACGTAATCTTTTTGTTCTTTGGTTAATGAACCTTTGTTAAAAAATTTGGTTGTCATGTCTGTTTGTTTTTAAATGTTCTACGAAGGTATGTTAAATTTCTGAGTCTACCAAACTTTTCAAAAATAATTCTTTGTTCTCGAATGGATGGTTATCATTTTCTGACAACCAACTGATAAATTCATTAACCAACTCATCCAATGGTTGTAAATCTTCAGAGTAGAGATTACTCTCCCAAAAGTCGGTGATGAATTGTTCGTATCCCCAAATCTCATCTTCGGTTAGTCCAAATGGATGGTTTTCAAGTGA